CGGCTGTCGCCTACGCCTCTGTCACCAAGAAGTCCCTCGCTGAGCTGCTGTCCAAATTCCCTTGTGAGAAGAACATTGACCACTTCTACTCGGAGTTCGAACGCATCGCCACTGACCCGGCTTTCCACAGTCTCGACTTTACCTGTTCCGCCATCGATCTCAACAGCCACGAGGCTGCTCTAGCCCACGTCGACGCCTGTCGCCACGCGCTCATTGCTGCCCCGGCCAGGCTGAAACCCCCTTGGGAAGGTGTCAAACAGTACCCGTTCATGACCTGTGTTAAAGGCGACGACAACTTCACCCTCTTCCGCGATCCTGGCTACGCCGACAAACTCGTCGAACACACCGCTGTGATCGCCCGTTTGGGTATGACCAATAACATGGTCCTCCACGGGCGACAGTGCGAGATGGTTTCCACCGTATTGTGGCGCGTCCAGGACCAGTACGGGCAGCCGGCTACGATCTGGGGACCAAAACCGGGGCGCTGGTTCAAGGCCCCTTATATAATGGACCCCAACGGGCTCGACCTGGACGTCGCCCTTTTCGAGAAGCTGCAAGCCATTGCTCGAGACTATCGCTACGTCCCCGTCGCGAAGGACATCATCGCACACACGTTCGAGCTGTTACGACTGCGCGGTATCACGGCTGGCAAGACCGTCCTCGACCCTTACAAACTACACGTCGACGACGAGTATGAAGTTTGCGCCGAGACGTTCGTCGACTTTTATGCTCGCTACCCCACCTGGAACCCTGCTGTGTACCGTGAGTTCCGCGACCTCCTCGAAGGTATCACCGACCTTCCCGCCCACATTCACTACCCGCCTTTGCGCGACATGATGTGCGTTGACGCCGACATGGAGGAACTGTAAGCCACTACCCGCCGAGTTGGTCGCCGGCGACAGGCTTAGACCCGATTGTTCACTATCAATCGTAGAATAAACATAGTCAACCAATGCCTAAAATCGTGAAGAGGATCGAGAGACTGAAGAAGAAAGAAGAGAAGAAACCCCGCGTTGCCAAGTTGCGCCACATTCGCCCTAAGACTAAGCTCAGCAACCCCAAAGCCGAGTCCAAGCCGAAGTCGGTGTTCGCTCAACGTACCCATTTGCTAGACGAGGAACAACCCGCCCGCCACCATGGGAAGCGGGCCCAGCTCGGAGCAGGCCAACACAAGAAGATCCACGAGGCGCAGGCCCAAGTCACGGCCGCATGTGTCGCCGACCCGCTTGAAGCCTACCGCCGTGGCCTCCAGCCCTCACTGCCTTTCTCCGTCGACCCCGCCCCGCTGTTCGGCTACTGGTCGCGGATGGTGATCCCGTTCACCGAAACAAATTCGGCCTACGGGGTGCCGCACGTCGAATCGTGCGTCACGGTCACCCCAAGCGCCTACAACACTATCACTGTCGCCACCGGTTTCAACGCTAGCACCGGTGCTCCTAATGCGTTCGTCAGTTATAGCGACGTCACACTAGCCAACCAGATCACCAACTTTTCGTCGGTCACGGTGGCTGTGCAAGGGTTTCGCGTCCGTAACGTCACGATGGAGCTCTACCTCGGCGGCGAGAACACGGTCGGTACGTATTCCTACATCGACCGCAACACCAGTTACGAACTCGCTCGCCAAAACGCAAACAGCTGCTCTACTGCCGCCGCCCCGGGAACGTACAGCCAGATGAACTATATTGGCAACCCCCGCAACAGTGGTTCCGGCGGGAATATCAACGATTATACGTTCATCAACCCGTCTACCACCACGTTCGACCCAGATATGCGCTGCATGTATTTCCGTTCTTTCAACGGTAATGCCGGCGGTCAATACAACATCTATGAACTCGAGGTGGTTACCTACTATCTGGCCCAACCGTACTACACCGACAACCAGTTGTTCCGCCCCGTGTCCCGACCCATCGACGCCTCGACCGTTGCCGATTCATTGTCGGATATCCAAGCCATGGCGCCGCGCTTTGCCAAAGAGACAGTCGTCGAATCCAACTCGGGTCTCGGCTTCCTTTGGGACATGACGGCCGACGCTTGCAAAGTCGTAGCTGGCGCAGCGGTCAATATGGCAGCCGATTTTGCACTTACCACTATCAGTTCGTTGTGGTTAAGCAAGCCCCATGTCGCGCTCGCCCGCGTGCTAGCGCAGGTCCCGCCTGAAGAATACGACCGGGTTGCCCGGTTCTTCGACGAGCATAAGGACAAGGAGGCAGCGCTCGCCACTATCCAGGACCAGCTCCGCATCGATGAGCAACGCTCGCGTATCAAGGCCATGTTCGGCGACATCAACATCAAGACGCTTGCCGATTCCTTGCCGGATGGTTACGACGACGCTGGGACCGCCGTCGCACCGCCTTCCCCCCCGACCTCGCTCCGCGCGGCTGCAGCAGCCGTGTCTCGGGGCCAATCTCGCGCTTACTTTAAGTAACGCGGTGCTCTCCTCTTCTCTCTCCGCACGTTGATCTCCTGCGAGAGCATGCGGGCTCCGACCGAGTGACAGGGTAATATTATATAAAACCAGAAAAATAGCCTGTAAAACCTGTTCATAGTCACCCCAAAAACCCCCGCATGCCCCGCGCCACCATTCCAGGTATTCTACCCCCCGAGGGGGGCATCCCGTGACCCCGTTTGTGCCTGCTAGCTCCCTTTTATTAGGTGTGGCGACACAGTTCTTACATCCCAGACGGGACAAGGATGGGTTAACGAGCAACTCGCTAAACCGCTTGAAATGCGGTACCTTCGTTTTTCCGTTTCGATGCACGACAGAATCGATAGCGCGCTACCCG